GTGTCCTTGTGCTATTAAAAAACCTACCCCCTTTGCTTGAATTGCATTGACGGCATAATAGTTGAAGATTCCAGTCATCATCTGTACCGCCTTGAATCCTTGGCACGATGTGGTCAACGCTATTGCCCTCATTTCCGCATTGCTGGCATATCCCACGATCACGATTAATGATGCGCTGTCTAATCTTGCGCCAACGTGTTGTGCTTCCTGATTCCTTTAATGCACTCATTAGTAGTGACCTACCCTTTCGTGGAATCGCCAAGCATTGCACATTGAACCATAACGCAAAGTTATATATTTGATAGTTGCGTCAATCTGCCTATATGCATCTAGTGTCCGGTAATGCTCACTACGCATTTGACCTAAGCCAAAGTGCGACCCGTTCTTAGCTAAAGGATTCCAACGTGATTCCTTGTAAATGATTTTGCTTAGGCACTTGTATTGCTCATAGTTAATAATCCTTGAATGTGCATATAGCTTGTAATGATCAATGCTCTTTGTTGTAGCTGCTGCGGGTTGTGCCTGTAAAGCAAGCAAGGCCATGCTAAGGCATAGAACCCCCCAAACCACCAGTCTCCGCAGCGAGCTATCCGCGCACACGCGCTCGCTTGCAGAGCTGGATGGTAGCAAGGGTGTCAAGCGCATTGAGTTATCCACAGATTTATAAGCGTTGTCTCGGCGTGTTGTCCACAGGTTATCCACAGGCTACTCCTCGCCCTCGACATAGGGTAAGTCATTTATATCTATCAAAGTCATGAGGATTTGGCATCGTTGGCAACAAGGCCGATCCGCATTTCCATCAATTTTTAAAGTCACATAAACGCTGGCTGCGCAGATAGGGCATCTGTATTTATATGAACTGCTCATTGATGACCCCATCCGTCACCCTTGAAATGGATTGGGGTTGACTGCCAAACCCTAGACATGATGATGGTGCAGTTATCGCAATTTGGTACGACGTAAATCTCACCCATTGCAGCTGCTACGTTTTTGACTTGTCCACACATGTCGCATCGATACTCATAGATTGCCACTGTACGCAGTCTCCTTGTCCAATATCGCAATACCCATGACCCCACAACTATTGCACTGGATGACATGCACATACTCCGGCAGGTTATCGGTAACGCTGCAAATGGTCTGCAATGTGACCCGCTTTTCGACTTGGCAGTTATACTCGATTTGCATAAATACTCCTTTGCAAATTAGCCATAGGGTGCAAATCCTGTTGACCTATCCACCAAGCCCCATCGCTGCGCTTGTGTGATGGCCTTCTAGCTACGTTAATGGGAATCCATCCGCAAACAAAATACCTCGGCATTGACCCTGTCACCAATACGGCAATGTCCTCGGCTCTGTCATGGTCACGCAGAATTAAGCAACCATCCTGCCACTTCGTCCATTTGACCTCGATGTTGCTGCCCACGTCGGCCTTTTCTTTGTAGCCGTCAAGATTGACTGGCTTGCCAAAGTATTTAGCAACGGCCATTTCAGCTCCTATTGCCTCACTCTGTTGTGCGACAAATGCTGGAAAGTTAAGGTTTTCACGATCTGTTTGGTAATTGCGTTTGACCCATTTGCCTTCCCATTGTCCTCGATACTCCAAAGCTCTTTCCAAACCCTTTGCAGTAATGGCAATTTGAGCATCGTTATCTAAGTCCACGCGTATCATTTACATGCCTCACATAACCAAATCAATGCTAGACCTTGTGATTGCACATAATGACCACCGGATAATTGTTGCCATTTTTGGCATTTATCGCACCAGTCAATGTCAATGGGGTTTGTCTCCCGCACAATTGTGCCGTCGATTTGGATTGTCATAGCTTCACCATCCGGCTTTTGGATGTATAGCTCACCCATTAGATGCGCTCCTTCCATTTGCCTTCGCTAGTCAGCACGTACCAAATGGCCGGACATTGGTTAGCCTTGACCTTTTCAGCGCAGACATGGCCACGATAAGGTTTGCCGTTTTTTTCGCCTTCCTTCAATAGCATGTGTCCATGCTTACAAATAGGTGACTCGGAAACAAGCTCACCGCCCAGCTGCTCGGCTACCTGCGTCACGGCACTTTTGACGGTTGTAAAACCTTCTTCCCAAATTGGCTTAGCCCAAGGATCGTCCTCAATAAAAGCCTTTGGCATCGTTTCAACCTGATTCATGTCCTCACGGCTTGGCTTTTCGTCCGTGCCTAGCACTACGCTTGCGCATCGACCTATTGCGCTGCTCACTGTGTCCTCGACATACCAGCGTTTCATTTGGACGTTGTAAGCCCCAACCATGCCATGGGCGTAATCGATGGCGGCTGGCTTTTCGTCCTCGTACCGGCGATAGATGCGGCACTCAATAAGGATAAAACCCTTTTCCGGATTCCAGTCAATGATTGATGTCTCGATCCGATTGGTCGGATAAGTGGCGTGCAGCCTTTTGACCTTTTGGTTGACTGTTTCGTAATTGTCTAGGAATCCCATTAACGTGACTCCACGCTTCTACGAGCTGCAATCTTGCCTCTGATGAATCCTTCGCGCTTGCCTTCTTTTAGCCCAACTGTGTAGCCGCTAGTAAATCCAATGCCAACGCCTAATAGCATCCACATGGCTACTTCCTGTAATGTGTACATTTTGCTCCCGTTTCGGGGAGCTACTTAGCTTCGCTCCCTGCCATAACTGTGAGGCATGAGTACGACAAGGTCAAGAATCAGGCGTAATTTTCGGCGTGTCGGCTGGCTTTTCGCTTGACTTATCCTTCAAGCCGTTTGATGCCAGCACCGACCCTAATGCACCAGTGAGGAAAACTGTCAGGGTTGTAAGTAGATCGATGAAGGCTTTGTCATTAGGAGCTTGTGCGCCAAGCGGCTGGGTCACAAAAATCAAGGCATACAGCATCCCAAAAATGCTCATCATAAAGACCAGTGAAAGGGTGATGCCAATGAAGACAATAAGGCGGGCTTTTAGCTGCTCATTTGTGTATCGGCGGCTGGGTTTATGGCTCAAGACTGTCTCCATATATGTCTTCTGTGCAAGTGCCATTGCTAATGCATTGAGGCGGATTGCACTCCGGCTTTTCCCAATTTTCAAACTCTTGGCACGGGTAGCGCGTCCATCCGTCATAACGGCCGCAACCAGTCAGCCCTAGAAACAGGATTCCAAATAGGGCTAACTGGAGCGACCTTCGGATCACTTCCCCTTGATACCGAAACCTGCGTCATTTGGATTGAGCGCACGTAAAATTACAGGCAATACAGCTGCAAGCCCCGCGCTAGCAATTGCCTTTGGCTCGGTTACTCCGGCCATATAAACTGCAATAGCAGCTGCCATAAATGAGCGCAGCCATGATGCAGCCATCAATTTTGCTTGATTCATTTTTTAACCTTCTTTGCTTTTGATTGTGGTATTTCCACGACTGGCATTTCACCCTTGTAAGGCACATATTTAGGCCGACCAAAACCGACGACCTCTTTGCCGATTGTGCGTTGTTTGACCATAACCATGCCACCATTACGTTGGTCGCCAGTTCCCGATGTATTGCCCTCGATGCATGTGACGATGTTGCCGGATACTGCCACAACAATGCCTACGTGACTTATGCGATCGATTCCATCATGTGGGAAGTCCATAAATGCTAAATCACCTGCAACTGGGGTTGTATGCCAACGCGCAGTTTCCTTGAATTTATGTGCGCCTACAGCTGTGCCTACTACGCTGTGAACTTTCACCCCAGCTTGTGCCAGCACCCAATTACAAAATGACCCGCACCATGGCAAGCCGTCGGCCTTCATAAATTTGCCGTAAGGCGTTAGGTTGTCGCCTTCCTCAATATTGCCGACTTCGCCATTTGCAATGCTGATTGCTAAGGCTGCCGTGCCCTGTGGGTAAGTCATCCGCGTAAGGCTGCTATCTCATCAGCTGTAAGACCAATGGCTTCGAGCTTTGTAACCGCTGATGCGGCTGCCTCTTTTTTAGCTAACGCAGCTGCTTCTTCTTCTGCCTTGACTTGTGTAAAAATTAACACTTCTGCATCTCGCGCAGCTTGTTCTTCATCTGTCATTGCACGGATGATTTCTTTACCTGTTTGAGCATCTAACACATAGATATTATTGTTTGTCATTATGCTTTAGCCAATCCATAGACGGAGATATTTGCGGTCAAGTTTCCTGCGGATGTGGAAAATCTGAGCCCTGTATATTCGCGCGCTGTTGCATTGTAAAAACTTGCAGCATTTGTGCAAAGGCCTTCCCCTGAATTACCAAAAAAATAACCAATTGGATTACGACTACCATTTCCAACGTTGTTGATATAGAAAGAACCATTTGAGGCTTGGTCTGCGCCAGTTCGAATATTATTTAAAACTGTCATAGACGTTCCGGCATCTGTGTAGGCGTTGGAATAAGTTGCTGCTAAAGTTGCAACTCTGCCATAGTAATCTGTTGCTTGCGTGGTCGGCCCAGCATAACGCAGTTGTATTCTTAAATCGTCTGTGTTATTTGTGCCAAAAGCTGATTCAATAACAATTTGATATGTTTCATAAGTGCTAGTAAAAATGCTGTCAATATCGGCGGTTGCTACATTAGAAAATGTCGAACGTGTAATAAATGTAAATCCACTACTTGCAGTTGCTGCTGTAGCCCATTTTAAGCCAGTCGCAGTTGTTGAATCGGCTGTTAGCACCTGTCCGTTTGTGCCGACTGCAAGACGTGCAGGTGTGTCTGCCGCAGTTGCTCCAATAAGATCACCTTTAGCATCGACAATTGCATTTTGAATTGCATTTGAATCATCTTGTGCAACCCAAACAAAATCCATGTCCGTGCCACTATTTTTTGCAAGCACTTGGCCTGATGTGCCGCCTTTTAGGTCTAGCAATGACGCATCGATCGCGTCTCCTAAACCTTCAATGGCTGTTGCGCCATCTTTTACAAGGTCTGTTGATGTTGGTACTGGCCAACCAAAATTAGGTGTTGTCGTTGCCATTACGCTACTGCTCCAATCGCTTGTAACCATGTTAATGTTGGGCTTAAAGTGTTCCACTGTTCAGCCGCATTTACTGACTGCCATTTTACGGCAACTTGGCTGAAATTGACCGGAGACGCGTTAAACGTAATGGTCAAATTATTGAGGCTAGCCCTGAACGTCCAGCCCTCGACGTACCCTTCAAATGACCCGCCGCTGATGTTTAAAGGCAGGTTTTGAATCCATACGGGCAAACCCATAAAGATGCCAATTAAGGCATTGCGGTCTGAATCGTCAATTTCAGGGTTTCCCAGCTCAAAAGTAATGCTTTGGAATTTAGGAAATGGATCAGCACGTAAGGCAACGATGCGGTCGGCAAAATCTTCGGCGTCAACTGTGTCCTTGATATTAGATAAGAAGGCCTCGGCATATAGACCATAATTCAACTGGCTTTCTGCGTCCTCGGCCGTATAAACACTGTTGCCATTGTTGCCATAAGTGATGACGTACTTATTGCGGATGTCTCCGGCACGGGTGGTCACGGCTAATCCGCGGCCATTGGCGTGGTTGGCATCTAAAGTCGTGTAGCCATTGGCTGCAAGATAGTCCTGTCGATGCGTTGAATCGGCATAACCAATGTTGCCGTTTGGATCTTCATAAAGATATCCAAGAGCTGAATTGGCAATTTGGGCGCACAAACTATAAACGTCGGTTTCATTTGATGACCTTGCTATCATCAAGAAATCTCCTGGGCGGTCAATTTCACCAAGCCCAAGATTTTCTGCATTTGCCCACGTTGTAGCTGGGTTGTAGCTAGCCCAAGTTGTTGCCGCTGGTACTTGATTCCACTCACCCAAAAGGAATCCCGATAATAAATGATAAATTTGGTCGCCATCTTCGTCTTGCGACAAAATGCCGTTATCCACAATTTTAGGCAATTTTGATAATGCGCCAAGAGCTGTAATCTGCGCAGCCGTTGTATTGCCTAGACTTCCCGTTTGGTCAACGGCAATTGTAAAGTCTGAAATGTAGCCGCCAAATATAGGCACAAATGCTGATCCTGTAGAATTAGATACTTCTACTGTAAGACCCGTACCTACTGTAAAGTCATAAATGTCATTGTTGAAGTTGAGTAATTGCAGCTGGCAATATCCGGCTACCGGCTGTTGATAGATGTCCGTGCGACCTGACTGAATCGTAAGGTTGGCAACTGTGACGTCTGTTAGCTCGACGGCATTAACTAGGACTTTATAGGTCGGCGTGTAAATGGTCATGCAAATACAAGCCCTGACCCGCCAAGCGTGCCGCGTGCGGATGAGTCATTTAACAAGCCCACAATTTGGCGGGCTGTAGATTCAGGGTCAATTGCCCCATTGACTGTAATGTTTGTCATCCCAGCATTTGGATTGTAATTTAAGCCAGTCCGTGGATTGTAGGAAATCATGCCGTCTGAAGGCAGCGATGGTGCTGCCGCCATTGGTGACGCAACTAAACTTGCTGCATTAGAAAATGATGCGCTGCCGGATGATGACGCTCCTGAAAAGAAATTGCCAACCGCGCTGCCCGCACCTTTAATTGCGTCAATGATGCCTTTAATTCGGTTATAGACATTTGTAAGCAAATTTACAAAATTAGCAAATTGGTCAATAACAAAATCAAGTTGCTTGCCTAGTAATTGGAAATAGAGGCCAAGTGTTTTGCCTATAAATGGCCCTAGATAATCTTTGGCAAAATCAAAGATTTTAACCATTAAATTAAAAAATGGCTGTAGTTTTTCATTGTTTTCTTGCAAAGAATCTCTGACTGTATTAAAAGCTTTGCGCAAACCATCTAGAATTGGCTGAATAGCCCGCATGACGGGTTGCAATTTATCGCCAAGGTTGCTTGTAAATTCTGCAATTGCTGGAATTACTCTATTGACCACAATTGTCACAAATGGGGTTATGGCGTCAAGAATAAATGCGCCGACTGTCTCTTTACCTTCATCAAAGGCAATTTGTAGCCGTGTTAATTTGCCTTGAAAAGTATCAGCTTGAGTCGATGCCTGATTTGCAAAGGTGCTGGCTAGCTTGGCCGTGACCTCATCCATGTTCATCGTTTTGAGCTGTGCAGCTGATAAACCGACGCCTAATTTGCCAAGGGCTGTTGTGTTGCCTTCGGCAGCCTTTGCCATGGCATTAGTGACGGCTTCAAGCGATTTGCCGCTGCCTGCCGCTACGTCGATCGCCACTGTCTGTAGCTTTTGCGCCTTTTCAACGTCACCAGTTGCACGGGCTAAACGCTCAAGGCTTGGACGCAATTCATCATCGGTCACGCCAAAGGCCATTGACGTTTTGGTGATGTAGTCCTCGGTAGCGGCAATTTGGGCTTCTGTAGCCCCTGTGACGTTCTTTAAGGTAAGGGCTAACTTTTCCTGCGCAGCTGCATCGGCAATGGCTGATTTGACCCCATCGATGGCTAATTTGCCCGCATAGGCGACTGCGGCTGCCCCAGCTGCGGCGAAGGCTAGGCCTGCCTTCTTGCCAAAATCTCCAACCTTGTCTCCAAAGGATTTAACCTCGGTATCAGCTGACTTTAGGTTTTTGTTGAAGTTATCAACGTCGGCTAATAGTTTAAGCGTTAATGCGCGTGTACCTTGTGCCATTAGCCCCACTCCTTCAAAATCTTGTTAAATGCTGCGCTCCAACGCTCTACAATTTCAGGCTGGATTTTGCGCAGCGTTGGATAAATAAACCAGCCCCGCGATCCTCTACCTTGACGGCCTGACCACACTGGAAATTGCTTGTATTTATTTGAGCCAAATTCTGACCCACCCCAAATGTCGCGTGTGGTCGCCCCGCCGCTAAACTTTTGAGACGCAAACCCATAAGTGATTTCCCCGATTTTGCTTGACTTCTTGACGCGTGCGCCACTAGCAATGCGACCTGCGACCGCTCGACTTTGTAGGCCATTGGCAGTCCCGATAATTTGAGTCCGCGCGTAATCGGCTAAATTACCGGACTGCCTTTTAGCTTCATCTTGTGCAGCTTCGTCCATATTTTTTAACGCTTTGAAAACGGCACGCAGCTCGGTTTGGTCAAGGGCTATTGGATCGCTCACTTAGTCCTCGCTTCCAATATCTCAACTGCGGTCAATATGTCCTCGGCTGTTTGCCAATGAACCATAGGGATTTGCGTGGCAATTGCCAGCTCAACGATTAGTCGGCTGACACTTCCCCGCTCATGACTTTTGGGTCGCCTTCACCAACTTCGACGTCTGCAACTGATTCCATCCAAGCATCAAATGGCTTGGTTGGCTTACTGCCTGCGTCTCGCTTCATGGCTAGGTGTGCAACAAACAAAATGTCCCACATGCCGCCAAACTGGGAAATGACCTTTTTGGTGGTCATCTCCCAGCGGGCGTAATCAGGTGGGCGCACCATGTAGGTTGCTTCCGCTCCGTCATTGTATTTAATTGTTATTTGCTGTTGCATCTGTTTGCTCCCGTCGTTTGTTTTTAGCTAAAAGTCTCTGTGACTGCGCCATTTGACACAAGGAAGGTAAATGAGACTGTCTGTGCATCCATACCTGATCCACCCACTGTTGGGTAGGACGGCTTGATAGGAAATGAAAATGATGCGCCTGTTGCAGATACTAAAGTGACTGTAATATCTGTATCCGGTGCGCTGTCGCAAGCTGTCCAAATAGCCTCACATACTGATGAGGTTTTGCCCCAGTCTGCAAGCATGTCTAGTTGGAAAGTAGCTGTGACGTTGGTGGTCTTGTACGCCTCGCCATCTAGTGTCTGATAGGTCTGACGATCCAATACTTTTGTAAGTACCGCGTTTGTGGCCTGTGCTTCGATGTCCGTTCCACCAGTAAAGGACAAAGAAATATCGCGGCCGGTGATTACTGTTGTTGCCATGATGTCTCCTTATGTTGTTTGTGTGTAGTAGGTAGAAACTCGAACATCAGCGATTAGCAGAGTCGATGCTCCAACTTGTGTGACTGTTGGTCTTTCGACCACGCTGACAACGTACCCAACTGGGATTACTGCCAGCACACTCATGATTAGCTGCTCGATATTGTCAAGCGATGCTGGGTTGCTGTTATACGCAACCGCGACTGAAATAGTAAAATTAATTTTGGTGTGCAATGTGCTTTTGTTAATTGTTTCAAGCTCAAGATAAGGCGTATCCGGTACGACAACCACGGCAGGCGGGATAATTGTTTCGGGTACGTAGCTGTACACGTTGCCTGCGACCGATGCTAAGGCAGTGGCCAGCGGTGTCCGTACCTGACTTAAAATAGTGGATGCTGGCATTTACTGGCACACTGTCTCAACGTCAAGATACGGCATAAGTAAAGTTGATACGCGGTTGGTCAAGCTTCGACCCATTCGGTAAGGCGTAGCTGTAAAGTCCACGCCCTCAATTTGTCCACCGGCTGCTACGCGTGACTGAAATACCTCAACGCTTACTGCCAAAATTGCTGACTCAATTGCGTCGTTGCCTGCATAAATTTGTGCGGCAGAATATCCTGAAAGCGTCGCTGTGCCTGTTGGCACGATAGGGCGCAAGGTCACATCTGCGTTTGTAATTGCAGCTGTGAAGTAAAAATTGCCAAGTGAGGCATCAAGTGTTGAATTTGTATCCACAACTGTGACTGTTGCGCTAAATGGCGCAGGTAAGCCAGCCACGACAACTGATTGTCCAGTCACAAAGTAATGACCGCGAGCTGTGTAATAGGTAGCGACGTTTGATGTTAGTTTGTAAGCATTAACCGCTGATGTATTTGCAACCAACATAGGCAAAATTACGGCCTCGCTAGTGTTAATTATTTCATCTAGATAAGCGTCATTGTACAAG